CGATAAACCTGTGTTCCCAGAAATCTACAAAGATTTTGTAGACTGGAAACAGTCATCGCGTAGTTATGAACGCGATTTTGTGGAATTAACCGCAATGCATTATCTAGTTGATGACAGTTTTCGCCCTTTGAGCGAAGACCAGTTATCCTTTGTAGATGGATACCTGAATGAAGAGGTTCGAGAGGATTTGTTATCCAATCCTGCGAACATTCATTCGCGGATGCACCATCTTGGAATTGAGAACTCTCTTGGCGGTTATTCCGTCGGTGAGGTTCAACATATTCACAAGAAAGGTGGAGGAACTGAGCTACGTGATATAGCTGTTCCTAACCGCTTTATTCAGGCCGCTCTAGTGCCAGGGGCAGCAAGATTGTATAATCTTGTTCGTCTCCTGCCGAAGGATGCAACCTTCGACCAATCAAAGTTCGATGTCCTTATACAGGGGAGAGTTAACAACTCTAATCTGTATCAGGGGTCTGTTGACCTTTCAAAGGCAACAGATAATCTCCCTCTTTCATGGGGATGTTACATCGTAGACACCCTCTGTAGGAATTTCTGGGGTTACGGAACAATGTCACGTTCCTATTGGACCCCGGAGGAGAGAATGCTGAGTGCATCTCTTCATTGCTCAGCGGTTGCGAAACCGGAGAGATTCCAAGAGTGGGAGGAGGAGAGGACTAGTATAGAGCTATTCTATACAGTCGCTAGAGCTAACTGGTTAGATGGAACGTATTTTGTGAAGTGGAAGGTTGGACAACCTCTAGGCTCATTGCCTAGTTTTGCAATGTTGTCCATTACCCATAACCTTCTGGTAGAAAGCCTGGCCCTTAGTCTAGGCCTAGGACATTCGCCTTACTTCATTCTTGGTGATGACATTGTCATCACAAACAAGAAACTAAGAAAGCGGTATATCCGTGAACTTAGTTCTAGGGCAATACCTCTTAGCTTACATAAGAGCTTTGAGGGCAGACTCTCTGAGTTTGCAGGAAAGACCTACGTGAAGGGGGCAATACCTTTCTACACATCAGACCACAACCCGTTGACCTGGAATTCTCTACTCGACTGGCAGAGAACCACTGGTATAAGGATTCCTTGGAATAATCTCCCAAGGCCTCTCAAGATGAAAATTGAGAGGATGGCTGAAGATTCTCTTCAGTCATACTGTGGGTCTGGCGTTCCACAAAGAAGCCGTGTAATTGAATTGGCGCGACTCTCCTATGAACTAGTTCTCACTTGCGAGATACTAGGACTAGGAACTGTCGTATATCCGATTTCGGATACGTCAGCTTCGGCTGAGCGAATCGCTGGGTACTTTGAGTACCGTGAAACTGACTCGCCGACACCTGAGGCAGTAAAACACTCAGGGATTACCATTCTCGGTAATCGATATCCTGTAACCCTTTTGGATTATAGGTTTGCCGACAAAGACGGTTACTTTCAGCGTTTTCGTCCAGTTCAGTTGCCCGCTTGGTACAAGGATAAAGTCAGACCTTGTGCCACAGACGCAGCAATTCGTGCAGCGTTAGAAAGTATTCTTTCCTATCCTGATTCGGAAGGAAGCTTCTACGCATCAAGTAGCGCAGAATAAGATACCCTCGATAGTGCTTGCACTATTGAAAAGGAATTTGGTCCG